ATAATTTAATTATTTAAATTCAATTTTTTATATTTTCTATTGTAATGGGTTTCATTGAATTAATGCAAAAAATACCTGAAGATGTTATTATTCAACATATTTGTCCTTTTTTATATCAACCGAAATCGCAAGATTTTTGTAACGATATTAAGTCTTTTGTTTATACTAAAAATTATTTATATCAACTATATTTTTCTAAATATTCACTACGTGAATACAATCGCCAATTGTTATTAGCCGATATTAGTCGCTTTATTAATGGTTATAATTCTTATTATTTTAGATATTCTAATTTATTTTATGCAAAAATGAAAAAATTGTTTATGTTGCGTGACAAAAAACTAGAATATGTTCACAAATTTATCCGTATGCTTGAACACAAATTACCTATAGAAATTGGTATTCATATAAAAATTGGTATATTGACACCTAAAGAAAGATCTTCACTTATTGAGTTTGTTAAATATATTCAATCTATACCTTAAGTTCCATTAATAATCTTAATAATAGTGTAAATACTAATGCATGAACCAATAACCCCGCTGTTGTTGGGCATCCTGTTGGTCCCGCGATCTTTACTATTTTACCCAATAATTTGTTTACAAGGGTATATGTATATGGGTTGGCAATCAATATAAATAATACTGTTGTCATTAATGTATATTTCCATTTTTGGAAATTTTCGAATGCTTCATATGAGGTGGCTCCCATTATATAGTGATATGAGAATTTATTTTTTCATTAAACAATTAACATAAATATATTTATTTGTTTTTAAACGTATCACATTTTGTACACGTTCAAATAATCTTCTGTCTAAATCTAATAGTTTTTTTTGTATTTCTTTATATATTGTATTTTGAAATTCTATTATTTTTTTTTCTTGTTCTTCTTCTTTTTTTGACCATAATTCTCTCATCTGTCTTTCATAAAGTATTTGATGTTTGCAATTATAATATTTACAACCATGATTATGTGATACATTTCCCATTGTTCCGCCTGTACTGCTATCACAATCTGGACAATATCTCAATAAATTTTTTTTTATTGGTGAATAAATTATTGAGCATTCGCAAATCATTATATTTTATCAAATGTTTTTTCATTTTTTATTCAATTTTTATTAGAACCACTATTTTCACACGTCATCTTTTTTTTTATATTATTATTGCTGTGGAAGGTGTAATTGCTCTTTTATTTTTGTTCTTAGTTCAATAATGTCTAATGGTTCTTTTGGCGAATCATTTTTCAGTAAGTCTGATGCATATTCAAAATTGTCGTTATTTTTTATCACTTTTATTGCAATACTACTTGTTAAATCACTTATATTTTTTCGATTGTCTTCATTTTCTAAAATATTGCCTTCATTTTCTAAAGTATTGCCTTCATTTTCTAAAATATTGCCTTCATTTTCTAAAATATTGTCTGTCATTGTACTTGCGAAATAATTCATATCCCCTATTACAATTGGGATTAATGCTGCTTTACTACCAAGTAAAAAGTCTCCTATAGCAGAACCAAATGAACCAAATATAGAAATCAGTTCTCCAGCAAAACCAAACACACAAACTTTCGTTAATAATTTTTCTATTATGTCAGTCATAATATTTTTTTCTAAAATACTTCGATTTTTTTCATGATGTTTTTTATTCTCTTTTAATTCTTTAAATATTATAAAATCAGCTAATCCACTATATATTGCATGCAATTTTGATATAGGTATTCTATATATTTCACCCAAATCGTTTATTAAAAAATCGTCTACTGTATCTAAGAAATTTATCATCATATTGCTGACTTTTTCTTCTGGATCGTCATCATTATTAATGAAAATATTAATATCCATATTTAAATTTTGGGTTTCATCTATTTCTCTACATAATTCTAAAATTATTTTCATTTTTTTTATTATACTTTTTTCATCTAATAATACCTTCCCATCGGGATGTAATATACTTCCATCGGGATTGTTTATACAGTTCATAACTATACTATAATCTCTTATATCACTTTTTACATCATCGATTATATTTTTGGTCAAGTTTATGTTTACATCGGTTACCCACCCAAATAAATTTAATGCATAAAGCACATTAATTTGTCCTGTAGTTATTAAGCATATTTTTGGTAATATTTTTCCAAATGTTATCGCTATCAATATTCCCACAACTGGAGTTATTCCGCCTGCAAACACGAAACCCTCTGCTAAACCAAGACCCATTATTACTGGATTTACTATTATTGTTGAAACTACTGTTTCTATTGTTAATCCACAAGAAGTTAACCAAGTTTCTAGTGTACCGTGCGTTATAGGGGCAATAACAAAATTACTGGGGATATGTAAAGACGGATGTATCATACTTACTGTTGAATTAATATGGGGTAAATTGTGTAATAATGATTGATGCAAAACCGCATGTGTCATCACTGTATGTGTCATCGCTGCATGTGTCGCCGCTGCATGTGTCGCCGCAATATGTGCGGATGCACCATGTGTCGCCATTAATTTCATAATTGCGCTAAATCCTAAACTTGCACTCACCGGCTCAATAAAACCGCCTTTTATTTTTTTATTAGTTATATTTCTTTTGTTTTTTGATCTTTGCTTTGATCTTTGTTTTGATCTTTGTTTTGATCTTTGTTTTGATCTTTGTTTTGATCTTTGTTTTGATCTTTGTTTTGATCTTTGTTTTGATCTTGTTGATGGCATTTATATTATATAAATATAATATAATTTTATTTTTGGCTATGTACTGGATCTGATAAAGACATGTATTTTATATTTGGATTTTCAATCTTCACATACGGCTTTATTTGTATATTGATTGTTGGTCTTTTGATTAAATCAATATTCGTCACGTTTACAGTAATTTGATATTTCATTTTTCATTTATATTTTTCTATTTTTTTTGAGGGTTTTATTCAATTTTTATTAAATTGTCATACTTGTTATGCTTTTGTTTTTATAATTTCCAATTCCAATCGCAATATAAATATATTTATTTCTAATTATTCTTATTTTGTCATTTATATTTTTATTTTCTTGACTTTCTACGTTTTTTTATTGATTTTCTTTTTTGCTTTTTATTCTTTCTTCGTGTTTTTTTTCCTCCTCCTTCACCCCCCAATCCTCTTAAAAAATTTCCGATGTTTCCTATTTCACCAAACACTCCTTGATCTCTTGTAAATGAAATTTCGTTTTTTTTTGTATCAATATAATCAGGTATTACATTTGTATTGTTTGTATCCTTAAACCAACCATCTGATGTAAGAATTACATCATTATTATCATGTTTTCCGATTGGATAACCCTCCTCATTTGATACTTTTACTTTTACTTTATCTTTATGCTTGTTTATTTGTATGTTTATTATATTTTTTAAATCTATCACAGTTCGTTTTTGTCCTTCTATTCTATCTTTATTGTATGCGTCTATGTATGTGTTTAACTTGTTATCAGTATCAGTAGTAGCAGCAGTAGCAGCAGTAAATGCCATTTCACCGGTTTTATTGTTAAAACTAAAAATTTTTACATTGACATTGTTTGTATCCTTAAACAAACCATCTTTTGTAAACATTACATCGGGATTCTCGTCAGTATCACCATTCACTCCTATTTTAATACCTTTATTTTGTGAAGAGTTCATATCTCCTATCATTGTATTTTCATGCGAATTCATTGCAGATATTATATTATCTTCTGTTATTTGCATGTCTGGATGATGAAAATTGTGATTTATTAATGTTGCTCTCTGATTGTCATTTAATCCTGGTTGTGCATCTGGTTGTGCATCTGGTTGTGCATCTGGTTGTGCATCTGGTTGTGCATTATTTTCTTCGACTTTTTCTTCTTTTTTAAATTCTGCTATTTTTTCATTATTTTCATTTTGTGTTTCTTTTACTCCGTTGATATCTTTTGATAGTTTTTCTTCTGTAGCTTCTACATAATTGAATATATCTTTGCATTTTTCCGCTTGTGAACCTATTTTTGCGTTTAATTCATTTAATGAATTTTTTAATTCATTAATGATAGATGCATTATCTAACATATCGCTTTGCACACTTTTTATACTATTGATTTGAGTGTTTTGTTGTTGTATTAAGTTATCTATTTTTTTCTTTTGTGAATTTAATTCGCGATTTAAAAAGTTATCTTGTTTACGTAAATTGTCTAATTGTTTTTCTATTGGGTTTTCTTCAGACATATATATATATATTATAAATATAAATTATATATTTCTTTACTAAATTTATTTTTCAGAAACTTTCCAAATAGATATTGAACTTATTATATTTTTTGTTATATTATTTGCTAAAACTATCTTTTCTGGATGACTTATATCATTTCCGATTTTTAACCATTCGTTCGGTTCGTTCTCATATTTTTGATTTCCATCATCAAATACATTTATTTTTCTCATTGTTACCGGTGGATAATATGTAAAATTTTCTCTTTTTATTAAATTTGTTTCTTTTTCTATTTTACACAATTTGCATATTTTTTTTTCTATTTCAGGCACTTCTTCAGATGCTACAAATTTATTACATATTCCACATAAATTCATAATTTGTAGTTTTATACATTACAAATTATGTCTTAATATTCATTTTCTTCCTTTTCTTTTCTTGGTTTTTCTTCTTTTTCTTGTTTTTCCTCCTGCTAATGGGTTTTTTTCCATATTTACGTATACTTTGTTTAATGCAATCAATCTATTCCATTGCGTTAGTTGGTCTGCCATTTTTTCTGCATTTATATATTCGTTGTCTTCTGTTTGTGTTATTGTTAAATCATGAAGCTTTTTAATAAAAGGAATTATTTTATATGCCATAATTGCATCGTCATCACGTCCTCCCCCTGCAATATCGCTTGCAATATCGCTATAGACAGCATCACTTCCGGTACTATTACTTGCACCATAACCGTTAGGGTTAGGGCCAGGGTTTGAATTTAGTAGAGGTGTTGTAACGTTAGCTTGAGGGCTGACTGATGATGGTGATGATGATAGTGATGATGCGACTGATGATGGTGATGATGATGAAGATGATGGTGATGATGATGGTGATGATGATGAAGATGATAGTGATGATGAGGTTGACATCTCTTCAGTTGTATCATCATTGTCATCATCAGGATCATAAAAAAAATCCTCTGGAGTTGATGATAATATTGCTGTTATTTCCTCCAAATCCAAATCTCTAAATGCCGGATTTACTGATATTTTATTATAATACGGTTGTTTGAGGCCACGCTTTTCTGCATAAGCTCTATCTTCTACTTTTACTTCTACATCTTTACTAATATCATCTTTTGTGATATCAAGTTGATTATCTTGATGTATTTCATATTCATCTTTTATAAATAATATACTGGAAATATCACCTTCTAATTCTGGCAATTCTGGATCAAATTGTACATCTTCTTTGGTCGTGTCTATTAAGGTGAATAATTTATTTCCTAAACCATTTAATTCGGTTTTTACTTTGTTTATGTATTTTTTACATTCCATTTTTTTATCACGTGTATTCATTCTTAATGCATTACGGGATTTGTAGGATTTTCTCTCTGCCTCTAGATTAGCTTTCGTTTTACCAAGTCTTACTGGATTATATAAATTTTTCAACTTTGTAAGTTTATCGCTTCCTCTAATGTAAGTATCAGATATTGAATCTAAAACTTTTTTTTTACCATCTGGAATAGATTTCCCTAATTGTTTAATTAGTTTTCCTGGTTTTATACGATTATTAAAAAACTTTTTTGTTTTGTTTAAAAAACTAGTGTTTGTTTGATTGTTCGGTTGTGGTGCTGGTGCAGTGCTACTACTATTTGATGATATCATTGGATTTGATGACATTTGTGAATCTGAACTTGATAAAGTGGACATTAATATATATATTCTAAATATATTAATTAAGTATTTGAAGAAAATTTATAAATTTTGGGAAACCAACTTAATAGTGGAAATCTAAACCAATATCCATTTATTTTATATGTTTGTCCTTCTTTCATTTCTGCATAATCATCCGCACTATTAAACTCCAATAAAAAAATACTATCTACTATTTCATATGTATTTTTTTTATTGTCTATTATTCTATAATGAGTTCTTCTTCTTCCTGGTTTTATATATTTCTCTGAAACTGTTATTGTTTTCTCAAAACGAGTAAATAGTATACTCAATATAGGAATTATTGCAAATATTATTACTAAAATTAATATTATTGTATTTGTTTTAATTTTTGTAAAATCCAGCGATTTCAATATATTTTGAAATTTCATATATATTAGTCTTCTAAATATATATCTTCGGCGATGTCATAATTATATTCTATTAAATATTTTTTCATTCTATCTGGATGCAACGCTTTTCCTATTAATTCCTCTACAAATGATGGTTGTAATTCCATTGATTTACATTTTTTTATATTTATTTGTGCTTTCATTGCTTCTTTGTCTAATGTGCTGCTGCCGGATTACATGATAAATATTTTATATTTATATTTGGGATATTACGTTCTAGTAATGTGATTGCACCTGGATTTGATGATACTGACCTTAAATCCAACCTATGGGTTTTTTCTAACTCGTCTATTGCTGCTATATTTGATGATAATATTTCATCATATAGTTTATTTATATCTGGGAGCCAGTCGCGGTATTTGAAAATTGGACGAAATGACATTGTTTATGGTCTTTGGGATTTATGTAGTTTCTGATTTTTGCTTTGTGCTCATTCAATTTTTTTTTTAGTTTTTCCTAAATAAAAGTTGTATGTATATTTGTGATATTTTTTTTTAGATATAAATAATTAAAATAAGAATTTGGGGGTATATAGAGGGATTAAAGATATTTATGTAATTTGGTGATTTTGTTTATTCCCATTCCTACTAAAAAACCTAATATATTTGGGACTATTTCGGCCGGGGATCCATGCCATGCATGCATCTGGGAATTTTCTATTTTGAAGAATTTGTCTATTGGATTAAGCGGCTTTGGTATTCCTTTATAAACAATATAATTCCATGGTTTATTTTCTTCATGATTATAATCCATTGGTGGAGAACTTAAACACCCTCCTATGTATTTTTCTACATATTCCGGATGTTTATCTAAAAAGAATTCGAATAATTCCCATAAAATGCCCATTATTTGAAATGTTATGAAATGGCTTGGGAAAACGGCTCCTAAAAAAATAAAAAGAAAAAAATGATTTAATTGAACTCCATAAAATTCATAACGTACACATTTTGTGTTTTTATTACATAGACATGCTTGACCTAACATGTAAGACCATAATAAAAAAATAATTATAAATAATATTATACCTTTTTTGTTATTATATAGCTTCATATATATAATTACAACAAGACAATTTGCTGATATTTTTGGTGGACTACCTTTGTTTTTTATTTTGGTTTTATACTTTTTCATGAAGCCTAAGAGAACCTATGTGGAATTCTTTTTGCTAATATGTTGTTTTTTAGGGTTTTTTGTTGATTTATATTTATCTTTTAATCTCTAAATATTGGATTGGGTTTGTATTGGTACTCTTGTTATAATAGGTGATATTTCTTGATCGATTGATTGATAATTTTGTTGTATAGTTTCTGTTACTGATGGTAATACGAATGTTTTCTTATCTAATAAATATCGAATTGCTATTGCAACTGCTCCTTGGGAGGATAAAAGTGATATGAATGCTATGTCTATTTGGGAGAACGTTACATATATTTGAATAAATCTTTTTGTTGTTTGAATAAAAAAAATGATGTTTGAATAACATTCTAATTCGCATCTTGAAAAATCGTGAATAATCATTTTATATGGATTATAGGTTGTGAAATTTATTAAGGGTGTTGCAATGTCATTTAAGAATATTTCTGAAATATTGAGAACCGTAATAAATAAACACAAAAATATATATTTTATTTGATCGTTTATTATTATTGATGCAAATACAAAATTATCTGACCAACCTATTTTGAAGTAAGATGAATAGCCGTCGTTATAAAACATTACTGATCCCGAAAATAAAAATAAAAACAAAAGATTGATTATTATTGATATGTTGAGAACTTGGACTTTATTCATTCTAATTTATATATATAATTTTTTGTATAGTTTTATACATATTTACGTTTGGTTTACTAAATTATATATTTTGACTAGAACATGGTTATATAGTGATGTACTGTGTGAATAATATGGGAGGGTACTAGGGGCTATGGTGCACTGTGCACCGACCCCCCCTATAACCGCCTCCCCAGACCCCCATTTTCCCGGAAAAGTCCAAAAAAGTGCAAAAAAGGACTTATCCAGAAATGAGTGACATATCCATTATTGAGTGTTTATTCCCCCCTTCGGGGGTCTACCGCGTGTTTATAATATGATTGTTTTTACACTTTTGGAGAACTTTGCGA